CCCACTCGGCCGGCACAGGGTCGTCGGCACCAACCGGTTCGGTCGTGAACTCGCAAATCGCGTCCAGCACATCGTCGTCGGAGAAGAACCCGTCACGCTTGTCGGCAACCATGCCCAGCCGAGTGAGGGCAAGCAACGTGCGATCAGCAAGTGGCGGGGTGAACATGTCAAGCACTGGTCTTGTCCTTCTCCCGCTCGAGCCAACGGGTGTAGTCGGACACCAGCTTGGCGAAGTCCGGCAGCAGCCACGCGGCGGTGGCGGCGGTGAGGGTCACGGTATCCAACCCTCCGTTCGCGGACAAGACCAGCACCGGTTCCCACTCGTCGAAGGCGTAGGCCGGAGCGATGGACAGGTAACGGTCCTCGGTGGCGTTGTAGAACATCGGGCGCAGCCCGTCGATCTTCGGGGTGTTCATGCGTCGTCGTCCTCGTCCTCGGCGTAGATCGCGCCGCACGGCTCGCAGTAGCCGTTCTCCAGCGTGCCCATCTCGGCTTCGGTGCCGCACCGCTCGCACTCGTCCATGACCTCGGTGTCGTCGGCAATGCCCTGATCCTCAAAGTCAATGGTGAGGCTGGTGACGCGTCCGTCCTTGTCGAACTCGGCGTACACCGGGTAGGTGCCGTCACCCCATCGGGTGCCGCACGCGAACGCGACACCCGAGTGGCCCATCGCGAAGTTGAGCTCGCCGTAGCCCTTGTCGGACAGGGTGGCGGTGCAAGCGCCGGCGTACGAGAACTCGCCGGGCCGGTTGTCGGCAAACTCGTTGCCCTTCCAGTCGTCGAGGTAGCACGGGTCAAGCAGCATGACCTGTCCGCTGTCTACTCCGATGTGTCCTACTAGCTGTGTCATGTGGGTCCTCCTTGTTGGTCCCTGTGTTGTGGTCACTCTAACTACGTTGCCGGACAAGAAATCAGTACGCGACCTTGCCGCGGCACTTGCCCTTGGACGCAGCCTTCTTGCGGTCGGTGAACTTCACCGCTCGCTGGTTGACGCGCCACATGCGGGGCTCGGCCCGGCCGGTGGTGGGGATGGTTCGCTTGTTCTTCGCCATGACTGGTTCCTCCTTGTCGTGTGCGGGCCGTCAGACCCGCACCTCCTCGCACACGCCCGTCTCCGGGAGACCGAGCAGACCGCCGAACTCGACGATCGCGAACTCGGGAGCCATGCCGGCTTCGGTGCCGCACGGGGCGCAGTACTCGATGAACGTGCCGCGCCGGCCGGTGGCCCTGTCGGTCACCATGTCTCCGTAGTTGAGCTGCTGCTCCATGTTTGCCTCCTCAGGCTTTGTGTTGGGGTTCCTCTCCCAACCACCCCCGTACCGTAGCACACATCACGACACAAGTGTCAAATTCGGCTACAAGTGTGTGGGGCTGGGAACGGCAAAGGCCGGACCCGAAGGCCCGGCCCCGCTCGAGCACCCCGTCGGTCAAGCCGACTTCACGGCACCCACCATCGCCAACACCTTGCGGTCCGTCTTGTCCACCGTCCCCGACAGGAACGACGACATGACCCGCCCCTCACGGGACACCGACTTCATGTCACGGTACGACCGCTCATGCTGGTTGTAGGTGGAGAACGTCTGCACCGCACCCCACGCCGTGCCACGGAACCCGACACGCTCGTCGGAGGTCCACATCTCCCACAGCCGGTCACGACGGTTCTCCCACCGGGTGATGGCACCGTCGTTCGTGACGAGGCCGTCGGTGACCTTCGGGTCGGGCTTCGGGTTCATCCGGTCCACGATGGCGAGGAACTCACGGTCCGTCACGCTGGTGTCCATCAGCTTGGACGCTTCGGCCACCATCGTGTTGGTGTTCTCGAACATGATGCCGAGAGCGTCACGGGCGTCACCGAGGTGCATGATGCTGTTGCGGGTGTGCTTCAGCTTGTAGACGTTCGTGCCCTGTCGGGTGTGGATGCTGCCGATCTGGTTGGAGCAACGCCACCGGAACAGACCCGTCTTGTACGACGTGGCGAACTTGCCGTTGTGCGACGACACGACGGTGAGCGTCGGCGTGAGGGTGTCGCCGTTCACGACGATGCCGTCGGCCGGCGCAACCTGCACCCAGCCGACGCCGCCGTTGTCCAGCAGTCCGGCACCGACGATGCCGAGGTCGGTGCTGCCGGTGTCCAGCAGGTCACCGACGTTGGCGAGCAGCACGTCACGGAACTGGTGGATGGCGTAGCGGGTGGACACGACGTTGAGGACATGGCCGGTGTCGCCGTGGACGATGGCGCTACGGCCGGGCACCTCGGTGACTCCGTCGGCGGACGGGACGTACACCTTGGTGAAGCGTGCGTCGAAGTCGAACAGGTTTGCCACGTCGGAGAGCGGGACGAACCCGTCGTACCGGTGGGTGGCGTGGGGGCTGTTGCTGTTGCCGAGCAGCGTGGTGTCGGTGGTGGTGGTCATTCGGTGGCCCTCCTTGTGGGCGTCTGTTTCTCTTGGTTGTCACCGTAATGTCAGCACCGGACAGAAAACGTGGTCTTAGTAGAATCGGGTAATGAACTTGCCGGTGGCGGCTGACGGTCGGGTGACCCGGTTGGCGGTGGCTCGAGCGGCGCGTGCGGTGTCGTGCGCCGAGCTCGGTGACGCGGTTGGTGTGCCGGGTTCGGTGGTCGCGGCTTGGGAACGTGGTTCGTCCTGTCCGTCGCCGGCTCAGGTGTGTGCGGTGGCGTTGCGTCTTGGTTGGCCGGTCGAGGACTTGGTGGCGGGTGGGTTGTCGGAAGGGGAGGCTTGGTCGTTGGCGGTGTCGTTGCGGAATCGCATGGTGTTGGGGCTTCGTCCACGCTAAGAGTTGCATCGGTGTGGACGACCATGCTACGGTTCTCTTGTGGCCGGGAGAGACAACCCGTGTCACACCCCCCCATAACAATGAGGGGCAACGAAGCAAGGGACCACAAGGAGGACCCGAAATGACCAACCTGACCGACAACATCGCAGTCGCACTGCTGGCCGAGCGTGACGGCATCCACCCGGCGCACGCCGCCAACCGGCTGGCTCTCGCCATCCGTGTCGTGGAGGTCGTGACCGCCATCCATGAGCGGACCCACACCGACATGGCGTGGATCATCGGTCGCATGATCTCGGCGGACGGTTTCTTCACCGCCCACCGCGACTTCCACTTCGAGGTCAGCCACAACCTGTGGCCCGGCCAGTTCGGTCGTGAGGTGTCCAACGACACCCTTCGGCTGGCGCTCCAGATCGTGGAGGCGTCCCGATGAGCGGCCACGCCACCCTCCCCGTCGAGCCGCTGTACCGGCTGGCCGAGGTTCGTGCCGACATGACCACCGGTTCGGCCACCGCCGAAGGCACCTTCACACAGGTCGTGTTTGCCGACCTGCTCGGCATGTCGGAACGGTCGGTGGCCCGATGGCTGACGACCGGCCGCATCCCGTGGGTGTCCGCCGACGAAGCCGCCGTGGCTCTCGGACTGCACCCGTCGCTGGTGTGGGGCGACGCATGGTGGAACGTCAAGGGTGACTTCGACGCCATCGCCGCCGGCCAGACGAACGACCTCACCGACGAGCTGGTCGGTGCGTTGGCCGACGAAGCGTTGGACGACTTCTAGTCGGCTCGAGCGGCGGCCGGTTCTTTCTTCGGAAGGGGCCGGCCGCTACGCGTTTTTGTCCGGTGCCGTCCTTACGATGCGTTCGCTGACGAAGCACTACTAGCCGTGGAGGTACATGATGGGAACGATCAGCGAGTCCTACGCTTCGCCGGGTCTACGACTTGGGTTGCTGTTGGAGGATCACCCCGATGCGACGTACACGTTCGACCTTGTGTCGGGTGACGCCATCGGTGTTCCGGAGTCGTTCGGAGGTGGCAAGCAGTTCTGTCTTTGCACCATCCGGTTCGGTTCGGGGCGTGCGACGGTGACCGCGTGGAAGGCGGTGCCCGACCGTGGCAGCCCCGACGAGTGGAACATCCTTTGCACCAAGACGCTCGGTCGGGCGTTGAAGCGTGCGGGGTACCCCGACGACCTTCACGATCTGAAGGCGTTGGTCCTGTGGCGTCAGCGTGAGGCCGAGATTGCCGCCATCAAGGCGGGCACTCAGACCCTCGCGCTTCCGACGGCGAACGCGATTGCGGCGCTGCCGTCCGCCGATCCGGTGCAAGCCGCGTTGGACGCCGTCGCCGTGACGGACGCCGAAGCGGTCGGTGCCGACGACTACGACACCGAGGTTGTGGACGCCGACCCCGAGGAGGTTGCGATGCTCCGTGACCTGATCGACGGGCTGGACGCCAAGGAGACGAAGGCGTTCGCCGCGTTCCTCAAAACGATCAACGCGCCGTCCGACCCCGACGCCATGTCGGAGCAGGACCGTTCGGACGTTCTTGCTTGGCTTGATCCGGCGGATGCGTGATGGGCAACAAGACCGTGGAGTTCAAGGTGGTCGGCATGACGTTCGTGTCTGGCTATCCGTCTAACCTTCATGCGTTGGATGCGTTGTTGGCGGATCGTGAGTCATCGGTCGGTTGGGACGGGCTTGGTTCCCGTACCGGCCTTCCGGTGGCTCTCATCCGGAACCCCGACAACGAGTACGACTCGAACGCGGTGGAGGTTCATGTCCCCGCTTTGGGCCGTCGTCACGGGATGGTCGGCCATGTGCCGGCCGACCTTGCGGCGAAGTTGTCCCCGTCGTTGGACAGGGGCGACGTGTGGGAGGCGTGGTTGGAGCGGGTGCTGGTCAATCCCGAGCATCCGGATCGGCCGGGAATCCTTGTAGTGATGGAGTGCGTCGCGCGTGTCGCGGTCGCCGTCTGAGAGAACAGGTAACTGACATGGCAGCAGGTAACGAGCTCACGCTCATCGGTAACGTCACTAGTGACGTGGAGCTGAAGATCACGAAGTCGGGTGACGCCGTGGCGTCGTTCGGTCTGGCGTGGAACAAGCGGGTCCAGCGTGACGGCGAGTGGGTCGAGGAGGCCCACTTCTTCGACGTGACGGTGTGGAAGGAACAGGCCGAGAACGTCACGGAGTCCGTGAAGAAGGGCGACCGTGTGATCGTGGTCGGTCGTCTGGACCAGAACCGGTGGGAGGACAAGGCGTCGGGCCAGAACCGGTCGAAGGTTGTGGTGATGGCCGACGAGGTCGGTGTGTCGCTGCGTTGGGCCGAGGCGAAGCCGGTGAAGAACCAGAAGGGTGACGGGCGTTCCGCCGGCCGTGACTCGGGTCGTGGTGGTCGTGACGACTACGGTGATCGTGGCCGCTCGAGCGGTGGCCGTGACTCCGACGCTGGTCGGGGCCGTTACGACGACGAGGTTCCGTTCTGATGCGTTCCGTGAAGATGGTGCTGGTGGTGGGTGCGGCTGCGGTCGCGCTCACCACGGCGGCTTGTGTGCCGTTGGACGAGACGACCGGTTCGACGACCACGGTGAACGAGTTCTTGCCGCCACCGACGACGGTGCCGGCGACCACGACCACCCTGTACGTCCCGCCGCCGACCATCAACGATGACGCGATTGCGGCGTTGTCGATGGACATGGCGTGGGACGACATGGACTACGAAACCCGCAGTCAGGTGTGTGACGGCGTGGAGCTGTTCGGTCTGTCTACCGCGGCGCAGATGGTGAACAAGGGCGCAGGCTACGAGTTCGACCAAGATCAGGTTGAGGCGTTCCTACTTCGGAAGTGCTGAGCGTTCTTGTCGCACCCCACCGCTAGTTTGTGGGTATGGACAACAACGTGAACTTCAAGAACCCCGAAGCCCGGGACGACGACGAGTGGCTGGACCGGTGCGACCGGCTGGGTGTTGACCCGGCCGTTGCGATGGAGCGGTCGCTCGAGCCGGTCGGTGGTGACGTGCTGCCGGCTTGGGCCGAGTGACGTGAAGCGTTCGGGAGGTCCCGAACGGAGAACACCGTTGCGGTCGAACAAGCCGTTGAAGCGGACTCCGTTGGAGCGTGGTGGTTCGGAGCTGAAGCGTTCACCGTTGCGGCAGCGGTCGGTGAAGCGTGCCGGGTTCATGCGTGAGGTGCGTGCGCCGGCGGTTGCCGAGCTGGTTGCGGCGGGTGAGCGTTGCCGTATCGGTCCTGTCCTTGCGGATGAGCGGCTTGGCCCTGTGTGCCGGATCGTGGTCGAGGGGCTCCATGAGCGGCGTAAGCGGTCGGCTGGTGGAAGCCTGACGAATCCGGACAACCTGATTCCGGCGTGTAATGCGTGTAACGGTTGGGTGGAGGACTTTCCGGCGTTGGCGCGTGAGGTGTTCGGGTCGGTGCTTGTGGTGCGTGAGGGTGATGTGGAGTGGGAGTCGTTGGGTCGTCGGGCTGACTAGCCCCGTGTGGCGTGTGTCACATCTGACTACAAATACCTTGCAAGTGTCGCACCCATGACTACAATGGGGGACATGACAGAGAGCAACAACAACAACCCCGTGATCGGTGAGCGCATCGTCACCATCACCCCCCACGTCCAGACCGTCGAGTGGGACGGCACCGTCTGGCGGTTCGTCTGCGACTGCGGCGAGGTCGTCCACGACGACCAGCCCCGTCGCCGGGCGATCTTCGCTCAGACCATCGTCCACGTCGGTTGCGAGGACGTTCGTGGGGCGCAGATCCGTTCGACCTGCCGCACCGAGCGCGGCGGCTGACCACCGTTCTGATCCGGCTACCGATTTCTTGTCGGTGGCCGGGTGTAGAGTGACCTACAACACCAAGAGGGAACCACAAGGAGGAACCCGAATGAACATCCACGACGAGAACACCCACCTTCGACACATCGCCACCGCGCTGGTCGCCGATAACGACAACATCCATCCGGCCCACGCCGAGAACCGGGTCATGGCCGCGATGCGGCTGGCCGAGGCGTTCGCCCGTAACTCCGGTGTCGCTCCGGTGGCGTGGACGATGGCCGAGATGACCGAGGCCGGTTGGGTCGCCCTGTCCGAGCGTGCCGGTCTGACCCGCACCGCTTCGTCCGCCACCCGTCGGCTGGCGGCGCTGCTCGTCACCGCCGAGGGTCTGTCGTGACCCCCGCCGCTCTCGCCGTGGTGGCGACCCGTGCCGCGTTGCTCGGTGGCCCCGACGGTTCCATGCGTGCCGGACAGGCGGCGTACACGGCGCTGTACGAAGCAAACCCCGACCTTGCCGAGTCGTTGGCCGGCGGTCCGAACGACCCGTACCACGACGACACCAACCTTCCGTTGTTTTGGGCGTTCGTCGTCGAAGCGGCGCTCGAGGTTCCGGAGGACGAGCTGTGACCGTGAACCCGCACTCCGTCCGGTACGTCAAGATGCCGACCCGTGTTGGTTCCATCTACGCCGTGTACGCGTTCAGCGGTGAAGTCATGGACGACGTGTGCATCGGTGTCGTGTCGAAGGACCCGCGCGGCTGGGTGTTCCAGATGCCCGATGCCGACAAGTGGTTCGGTATCTATCCGACCCGTGGCGAAGCGGCAGACTCTCTTGTCTGGCACGCCAACCGGGTGCCGGCGTGAACGACGCCGACGTTCTCCGGTGCCGTTTGGCCGACGCCAAAGCGCGTTGGATGGACGCCTACCGTGCCGTTGGTGTAGCCGGTTCGCGCGCATCGGTCGCCGCTCGAGCCGCGGAACGCGCCGAGAAGGAACGACTGGCCGAAGTCCGACGGCTTCGCGCCTTGCTGGCCGAGGTCGAATGATGGACCCCAACGGGTTCTACTCGGTGACCTACCCAACCGGTCGAGGTTGGGTGTGGAAAGTGTTCTACGGAAACCGTCCGGTGTGTTCCGGCGTGTCACGGTTCCATGTGGTCGCCAAGTTCGCCGGCCGCTACCGGGCGCAACGGCTGGCTGCCGACGCGTTCCACGCCAGTATCGGTAGATGATGCCGCTTCGTCAGGCGACGACGTTGGAGAACGAGCTCGCGCTTGCCGCCCGGTTCGGGTACGGCATCCTTCTTGTCCTGCCAGACGTGACGTACATCGGGGAAACCGGTGCCGCTGTCGGCCCTGTCGGCAACAACCTGAACGTCTTGTTCTCCTACGAGCAGGCTGGGCGTATGCTCGACCGGCTGAAGGAGTTCCATGCCGAAGCGGTTGACCGATGAAGAACGTGCGTGGCGTGCGTTGTCCGAGAAGGACTTCCAGCGGCAGGTGCTGGACTTTGCCCGGTTGTACGGGTGGCGGGTGGCGCACTTCCACGACAGCCGTAGACAGGTGAAGCCGGGGGTGTTTGTCGGTGACAAGGACGCCGCCGGCTTCCCTGACCTTGTGCTGGTCCGTCCTCCGGAGCTGGTGGTTCTGGAGCTGAAACGAGAACTAGGTAAGACGACCGTCGAGCAGGACCGGTGGTTGGCGGACCTTGTGGCGTGTGGGGTTGAGGCGTCGGTGGTTCGTCCTTCGGGTTGGGACGGTTTGAGGCGCAGGTTGTCGGCTGGTCGGCCATAGTTCTTGTCCGTCACCGCCGGTAGTGTCGTGGCATGGACAACACGACGTACCCCGACGACCTTGCCGCCTTGCGTGACGAGGTTGCCAACCCGCCGCACGACCCGGTCGTTGCCGACCTCGAGGCTCAGGCGACCGACGCGTTCCTTGCGACCGTTGCCGCCATCGTGGCCGGCGACCCGTGTGCCGCCGCCCGGCACGCCAACCAGTCTGCGACGCTGCAGGCTGCGGTGAACGTGCTGCGGGGTGAGGTCTGATGGGTGTCGAGTTCTCGGTGCAGTGCGCCACTTTTGTTGAGCGGGAAGCGTTGGAGTCGGAGGGTGTGCCGTCGGCGCACATGGCTTGGGGCAACTTTCGGGCCGTGATGGTCGCCGGGTTCGGTGTTGGTGAGGGAGCGGTCGGGATGGACTGTGCGATTGGTCTTGCCGATCCGGAGTGGATGCTCGAGCGTCGGGGTGTGGCGTTGGCGTGGGCGGCTGACCAGCCGGTGGAGTGGGTTGCCGGCGGTGGGTGGATGAATGTGATGGAGCATCGGGTGGTTGAGGTGTTGGCGGTGTGTGAGGTGGCGCAGCGGCTTGGTCGGGCGGTGTCGTGGGCGTAAGTCTGAACGTGGTTCAGTCTTTGCCGAGGATTACACATTGTGTTGCCGCATCGGCTACAATCTGACGTATGGAAATCAACGACATCACCGGCCGGACCATCGAGGTCAACGAGCCCAACTTCACCGCCACCGGCACCGTCATCGCCACCGAGGTCGTGGACGGCATCACGTTCGTCCTGTGCGACTTCGGTGGCCCGACCATCGGTCGCATCCCGCTGACCGACGGCCAGCTCCCCCCGACGTTCACCGTCGTCTGACCGTTCTGCCAGCTCCGCAGCGGGTTCGGCTACATTGGAGAACAATGCCTCGCGAAGCCGGTTCCCGCATCGACATGACCGTCCAAGCATCGTCGTCGTACGCGATGTTGCTGCCACAACGGTATTTGGCGAAGGTGTCGTCGGCGGGTCTGCGGAAGATCGCGGACTTCGACCCGGCTGGACGTAAGGGCCATGAGTGGCAGCGCGACGCGTTCACCTACAACGAGCTCATCGGTGAGGTCGGCTACCTCCACAATTTGACGGCCAACCTTGTGTCGTCGTGCGAACTGCGTGTCGTGGAGATTGAAGCGAACCCCGAGGGTGGCGGTACGACGATGTCGGAATCGTCGGACGAACGGGTGTTGCGTGTCATGGACGCGTTCGTCGGTCCGCAGGGCGGGCAGAAAGAACTGAAGCGTCGCGCGGCGATGCACTACCAGATCGCCGGCGAGTCGTACTTGCTGGGTACTCCGCTGAAGGACGACTACGACATAGCACAGGGTGTGTCGTGGGAGTTCTTGTCCACGGAGGAAATCAGGGTCACGAAGGACGGTAAGCGTCAGGTTGTGAAACGAAACTCGGCGGGCTTGTCCGATTCCGGCCCGTCGGGTGGCGGCGACGGGTTCGTTGACGTGGATGCGTACATCGCCCGGTTCTGGCGTCCCGATCCCCGTTACTCGTTGCGTGCAGATTCCCCTATGAAGCGGGTGCTGCCGATCTGCCGCGAGCTGGTGGTGCTGTCCGAGGTCGTGGATTCGGTGGCGAAGTCACGGCTTTCGTCCGGCTTGTTGTTCGTACCTGAAGAACTTTCGTTCGGTCCGTTGGACGAGTCGGAAGAAGAAGGCAACGACACCGACGACATTGACCGGTTCATCGAAGCGTTGATCGACCACATGAGGGCACCGGTCGAGGACCGGACTTCGGCGGCTGGGCTTGTGCCGTTGGTCGTGAAGGGCGCAGCCGAGTTCGGCAGCCAGATCAAGCTGATTCCTTTGGCTCAGGATTTGGACGGCACCTACCAGTCGTTGCGTGAGGAGCTGTTGAAGCGGCTGGCTCAGGGTTTGGACGCGCCGCCGGAAATCATCGGTGGCAAGGGCGGTCTGAACCACTGGACTTCGTACAACGTTGATGCGGACTTCATCAACAAGCACGTCAACCCGGTGGGTGAAGCCATTGCCGAGTTCGTGACGGTCGCCTATCTGCGTCCGATGCTGCTCGAGTATGAAGGAATCACCGAAACGGACGTTGATCGGTTCCGGCTGGTGTTCGACTCTCGGGCGATTACGTCCCGGTCGGACGAGGGTCCGGCTGCTGCGGGTGCGTGGGATCGGCTTACCCTGTCGGACCTTGCGTATCTGCGGGCGAACGGTTTCACGGACAACGACCAGCCCGACGAGGAAGAACGCGGTCGGCGGCTGGTGGAGAAGTTGATTCTGGCCGATCCGGTGAACCTTGGGCCGATGTTGTTGCCGAAGTTGTTCCCTGACCTTGCACCGTTCTTTGAGTCGGCTGCTGCGCCGCCGGCCGAGGAAGCACCGGCTCCGGTTGATCCGTTGGACGAAATGTTGGCGGGTATCCCGGGAGCGGAACGTCGTAGCGTCCAGCCTGAGCCTGCTGGTGGTGTTTCACCGGTCGGGGCACCTGTGGCGCAGCCTGCGGCGCAGCCGACGGGAGAAGCGCCCGTAGGGGCGTCTATTGACAATCTGTTGGACCGGTTGGCGACCGCTGCCGACGCGGCGTTGGAGCGGGCGTTGGAACGTGCCGGCAACCGGGCAATCAGCCGGGCGGCGAAGATGCCGGTGTTGCGTGACCAATTCAAGGCTGCGCCCCGTAACGGTGTGTTGGCCGTGATGAAGGACAACGACTTCACCTCGTTGGGTATGTCCCGTGAGGAGCTGGTTGTGGATGCGTGGGACAACTTTGTTCTTCGGAGCAAAGCGTGGGTCGCGGACTGGTTGGTCGGTGAGGGCGAGTCGACGTTTGTTGCGGACGAGATTGCGACGCTTGCGATGAAGGACGTTGCCCGTCATCTGGACGAGTGGCTGGTGTTGGGTATCGGTAAGGAAATTCCGGTTGGGAAGAACGGGCTTCGTGTGCCGTACGAGCTGATTTCTGAGCCGTTGGCCGAAGCGATGTTTCGGTACTCAAAGCTGATCTGATGGCTGTGCGGCGTTTCCGGCCGAGTACGCGGCAGCGTGACTTGAACCGTTACCGGCTGCGGCGTGGAGTGACGGAAGCATTTGCAACGACCCGCAAACAGCTGCGAGCGGCGGTGCAGATGCAACCTTCCGGGGCTTACGACCCGTTGAGCCTGTGGGACACAGACTGGTGGACCGCCGCGGTGGACCGTCATATCGCTCCGGTGTTGTGGGAAATCTATTGGGAGTCTGCCGTTGAGGCTGCGTCGGTGGCGCGTCGTGACCCGTTGGCGGCGTATCCGGACATTGAGCGACGCTGGTTGACGCAGGTTCACCGGCTGTACGGGTTCGGTGACACGGTGGCGCGTCGTGTGGATGTCGTGTCGGACCAAGGAACCGGCGAGTCCAAAGGTTGGATGCTCGACAAGTTGGGGCTTGTTGCCGCTGCCGGCCCGTTGTCGGACGGTATTGCGGAAGGCATGGTTGCGACCGAGGAGCTGGAAGCGTCGGAGGGTGGTGCTTCGTCGGCGTTGGGTGGTCAGGGAACTAAGACTTGGGTTGCGTCGGGGCCGAATCCTCGCTTGTCGCACGCCGAGGCTGATGGTCAGACTGTCAGCTTTGACGAGCTGTTTACGGTCGGAGGGTTTGACTGTCTCTATCCCGGCGACGGTGATCTGCCGCCGGAGGAACGCATCAACTGCTACTGCTCGGTCGAGTATGCGTTTGAGCCGACACCCAACCCGCAAGAAGTGGCGGACGACTGGTTGGCGGGTGTTCCGGAGGAACGACTTGCCGAGGTCGGTGAAGCGTTGCCGCAGCCCGAGGAGTGGGTTGCCGCCGAAGTTGTTGACGCGTCAAGTTCTATTGACACAACGTTGCGGAAACACCCGACCCAGTACCAGCAAGGTGACGAATGGGCCGAAATGGACCCGTTCTCCCAGCGGGGCAACGTCAAGGTCGTTCAGGCCGGCATCGACGAGGTGACCGCTGCGATTGACTCGGTCCACGGTATGCCCGACGGTTTGCCACCAATTACTTGGCACCAGCTCCCGAACTCGGTGACGGAGGAAGGCGCGTTCATCCGGACGGTCCGTGAAGGCCCTGACGGTGTCGCCTATCGGCGTTTGGCGGTACGAGGCAACTCCGAGTTTTTGCATGAAACCATCGCTCACGAATCAGGTCACTACTTTGACTGGGCGGACTTTGACACGCCACCGGGGACGTTCGGGTCTGGTCGTTCGGTGATGGAAGGCGGGTTTTTTTCCGGCGGGCAGTGGCAGTCGGTGACCGGCTTGTCGTACGAAGGGGTGTCGCCGGCGTTGCGTCCGTTGATGGACACGTTCATGGATACTCCCGAGTACCGGTTCTTGTCTCGGACGTTGAGGAACGCCGAACCCGGTGTGAACATGAGCATGAGACAGTTTGAGTACCTGCAATATTTGCTGGACCCGAAAGAGGTGTTCGCTCGAGGGTATGCCCAGTTCATTGCGTTGGAGACCGGCAATCCGGCGATGATTTCGCAGCTTGCTCGAGGGTTGGCGGCTGACTGGCCGTCGCAGTGGACGGGCAACACGTTTGTTCCGGTGCAGCAAGAGTTTCGGAAGTTGTTGGCGAGGACGGGATTGGCGCGATGAAGTTTGACTTTCCTCGTATGCCTGATCCTCGACGGGACGAACCGACACCGTTTGAGCGTTTGCCGAAAGCGGTTCAGGACGCGATTGTCACCCAGTGGGCTGGTGGTGGTGTTTCGGGTTCGGTGGCTCGAGCGTTTTTGCTGAATGGTGAGGGTGCGGACATTGACCCGCCGGACTTGTATGGCGAATCGTTTGCTGGTCGTGGAACGGTGACGTTTGAGCGGGGCGCTCCTATCCGTGGGGAAGGGGGACGGTTTGGTGGGTCGGAACCCGGAACGGTTGAGGATTCGGGTGGTGGCAACGTTGCGAAGGTGTCCGACGTTGTGGACTCGGGATTGCGGAAGGGGTTGGGGAAGCAGTCGTTGATGTCAGCTCCCGATCAGCCGACGCTTGGTGCAACTCCTCGCAACAAGGCGTTGCAAGAAGGCATTGACAACGCGTTGGGTTCGATTGACGCGATTCATGGGATGCCGGCCGAAACGGGAGTCAGTCTCACTTTTCATGCGTTGTCGGGCAACGCGTCTGCCGAGGGAACGTTCGTGTTTCCTCGGTCGGGTAACCCTGAGGTGCCGACGATGATTACCGTGAAGAACGGTGATTCGTTGGAAACATCGGTGATGCATGAGGTTGGTCACTATCTGGACTATTCGGACCTTGGTACGGACGAAGGACAGTTTGGTTCGGGTTCGTTGGTGTTTGGTGCGGATGGCGCACAAGTCATCGGTGCGTCGGAGTTCATGGCTCCGGTGATGGATTCGGTGCTGGCAAGTCCGGAGGGTCAGATGCTGACGCAAGCGTTGAACGATCTTGAACGGACCGGTATGACAACCCTTCCTAACGGAATGACGATTGCCGGTTCTCGGGCTCGTGACGCGTTGAGTTATGTGACCGATCCGAAGGAGCTGTTCGCTCGAGCGTACGCCCAGTTTGTTGCTACGGAAGCGGGTAGCGATGGGGCGCGTGCCGAACTGGCTCGTAGTTCCGCAGAGGACATCATTCCGTATCAGTGGGCTCCGGAGAACTTCGGGCCTATTGGTGACGCGATTCGTAGTTCGTTGGATGCGACAGGGTTGCTCAATGGGTGAGGTCATCAACTTTGACGACATGCCGGACGATGAGCGACGTGTGGCGTTGACCGAAATCTTCGGCAGCACCGGATGGGGTGCGGAAGCGGTTGCGGTTGGTATGGGTGAGTCGGCTGGCGATCTTGTGCCGGTTGATCCAGATGAGCCGATTCCGTTGCCGTTTGAGCAGGCTTCCAGCCGGAGTCGAACGGAGTTCAAGTTCATTCAAGACCCGGCGACCGCCTAGTTCCACAAGACGTTTGTGGTCGTCGGGTAGTGTGGTGTCGTCCGACCGTCTTTCGTGAGTGGGTCAATGCCGAACGCCGAGTTTCAGATCGAGCCTGTGGGCAGCGTCGTCATCACCTTGGAGCCAACCGACGCCGACCGGCAGGCGTTGAGCGTTCAGGGTGGTGTCCAGCTGGACGACATGCATCTGACGTTGGTGTTGTTGCAGACCGAGACCGAAATGTCGGACTTGACGAAGATTCTCGGTGTGATGTTGTCGGTGGCGAACGAGGTGTCGCCGTTGGTCGGTGACGTGTCGGGCATGGGGTTCTTCGGCACCGAAGGGTTTGACGGCAACACGGTCGCGTTGATTGGTGTGGATGGGTTGCCGGAGCTGCGTCAGAAGTTGGTGACGGCGCTCAAAAAGAAGAAGATTGTTGTGGACGAGTCGTACGACTTTGTGCCGCATATCAAGTTGTCGGACAATCCGGTGGCTGATCCGCAGATGATGGTGGGTCGGGCGTTGTTGTTCCAGCGGTTGGGTTTGCGGTTTGGTCCGCAGGCGATTTTGATTCCGTTTGCGAAGCCGATGATGGAGGCGTCGGGTGAGGTGGTGGAGATTGTGGATGCTCCTGCCGCGCCCGCCGCGCCCGCTGCGCCCGCTGCGCCGGTTAGGCCGGGTCGTCCGGGGGTTGCTCCGGCTGGTGGTCCTGTTCGGCCTACTCGACGGTTTGAGCGTCCTGTGCGTTCTGCTCCGGTTCAGGCTCCTGCTCCGGCGCCGGCCGCTCCGAACGCTGCTGCGGTGAAACGGTTGTTGGCCGAGTTCGCTCGAGGCGCACCGATTCGCGGTGAGGGTGGGCGTTTCGGCGGTTCAGAACCCGGTGACGGTGCGGACGATGGCGAATCGGGCGATGAAGGTGGGAACCCGCCGGAACTTGCCGACATGGTCTACAACGGCGTGATTCCGTACGGTTCGTCGTTTGACGGTGTTGATTTGCGTGGTGCCGAGCTGGCGGGGTCAAGCATCGTTGAGGCGAAGGTGACTAACTCCGACTTCCGTGAGGCCGACCTTCGTAACGCCGACATCAAGAACTCCGACTTCACGTCAAGTGACTTTGATGGCGCGTCTATGACGAATGTGGATGCCTACGGTGCGACTTTTGAGTATGCGTCGTTCCGTGATGTGAACGCGTCGGGTTCTAACTTGGACGCTGTCAACTTCGCTTCCACAACTGCTCTCAACTCGGACTTTTCTAGTTCGGACATGAATGGGTCGGGATTCGTAGTGGCCGACGTGACTGGCTCCAACTTTTCGGGCTCGAGCCTTCAGGGTGCGACGTTCTATGGAGCAACCGTTGATGGGGCGAACTTTGCTGGCGCAGATTTGCGTGGTGCGGAGTTCACCGAAGCCGGCGGGCTTGATAACGCCAACCTGAGTGGTTCGGTGCATGACGACACGACTGCGTGGCCGGATGGGTTTACGCCACCCGAGTCGGCTGAGTTCTCGGTCAATCGTTCGGCGGTTGAGGAGTTGATGACCCGGTTCCTTGCCGAGTTCACCCCGCTGGTCCAAAGCCCTGACGGCACGATTGTTGAGGTGCCCGAACCCGTCGAGCCTGAGGTTGCGGGTGTTGTTGTCGGTGAAATGGTGAAGTGGACCGACGACATGGGTGACAACGTCGGCAGGCTTACGGAGCTCGTTGCTGGTGACGCCGGTGAAGTTGGGCTTGTGGCGTTGAATGACGGGCCGGAGATTGTGGAGGTTCCGTCGGAGCTGCTCGAGCCTGTGGTTGAGGAACCTGTGGTTGAGCCGATGGTGGAGACCGAGGTTGAGGTTGATGACCTTGCCGGCTTGGAAATGATGTCGGAGCGGCGGCGTCGGTCGTTCGCCCGAAAGCGTCAAGAGTTTGGTGAACCCATTCGGGTTGAGGGCGGCAAGTTCGCTGGTTCCGAACCCGGTCCCGGTTCCAACATTGACCGTGCCGAGTCGTTGGGTCCACGAACCGAGCTGAGTCCAGAATCGGCGGCTCAGGTCGAACGGTATCTGGAAGGCAACACGTTTGTTCCGGAGTTCACCGAAGGACGCACCGAGGGATACTTGGTTGCCGAGGACTTCAATGCTGCGTTTGAACCGGCGGCCGGCGAAGCGGTCGTCAGCGTTCCCGAAGTTCCGGGCTTTGGTGATCTAGTCACCCAGTTTGGTGACTTGTCCGGCCAAGACATTTCGTGGCGCACCGAGGGTGCTGGTGGTATCGCCCGAATGGGTTGTGGTTCCGGTGCCGAAGCGTTGTCGGAAACGGGTATGGGTTCGTCTGCGGCGATGATGCAGGTCACCGTTCCGGAAGGTCACCCGGTTATCAACCTTGGTAATGCCGCCGATAGGGAAGCCGACCCGATGGCTCCGTCGGCGGGGTTTGATTCCACGGGTGTAATTTTGCATCCGCAAACTGTTTACTCGATCACTGGTTCTGGCATGACTAGTGATGGGCGTGCAGTTGTGTCCGCGGTTGCGTCAATGCCGGAAGGTGCATGATGGCCGACGAAGTCGTTTTTGAGGATGTTCCGGTAGTTGTCGGGTCGTCGGACGTTGCGCCGAAGTCTGTGGGTCGGGGCACGGTTTCGGTCGGTGACTATGTGTCGTTCGTTGGTGACGACACCCTCGAGCAGTTTGGTGAGGTTGTCGGGCTTGTGCCGGGCGCTGTGGGCTGGTTGCTTCAGGTGTTGCCTGATGGTGCCGATGTGCCTGTTGATTTGGAGCGGGCTGCGGTGACGAAGGTGAAGCGGCCGGTTTCTGCGCCGGCCGAGATGCCGGTTGGGCCGAACACCGACGTTGTCGAGCAGCTGATGACCCGTTTCATCACCGAGTTTGGTCGGTTCATTCAGGGTCCGGACGGGCGTTTGATGGGGTCGGAGTCCGAGTCGGGTGGTCCGGTGGACGGTCCGGAGGACCCGATTGGTGGTGGTCCGGCCGACCCGTTGGGTCCTCTTGGTGGTAAAAAGATCAGCGCTGCCGTGCAGAACCGCACTCGCGAGTATCCGTTTGCCGACCGTGACAAGGCCGGCACGTTGGACGCTGCCGGTGATTGGGACAAGTTCGATCAGGGCGCTGGTGGCTTCAAGGACTTTGAGACTGCTGAAGCCAGCACCGTGGAGTCCGTGTTCCTAAACGGTGGCGAGATTGTCGCTGCTTACACTCAGGTAACAGAAGATGGTGGCATGGGGATGGCTTCCCTTGACGAGATGACCGAACAGGGTGCGGAACAAGCCTACGAAATGGTAGCCGACATGATGGACGATTTGGCTACTCCGCTGCCAGCGGGTGAAGAAATCGCGATCACTACGACTGTCAGCTTGGGCCAGTACGAATTCAACCCGGAGACGGGGATGTTGTCCGGCAAGTACGGCGAGCAGGACACTTTGCCTATCGGTTCCACTCCTCCGGTGATCGTGGGTTACGGCAACCCAACCGCCGCTGTTACTGAAGCGGCAGCGACCGGCGATATGCCTGTTCAGATTGTCGTGACGGAGGGAACGCCGATCATCAACGGTGGTGTCGGTCAGGTTGCCGACAAAAGCGCCGGAACGGCTGTGGCACTTCCGAGTAGTGCCAAGGTGACGATTACGGGACAGACGATCGACCCGTTTGGTCAGCCGATGTTGTTGGCTGTTGCGACGCCGTACGAACCCGGCGAAGCAAGGTGGAGGTAATCATGCCTACGTCAATTGCACCTCCGGTGTTTGTGCCTAACGAGATTCCGACTGCTGGCGTTGCTCCGGAGCAGGTGCCGGGGTTTGTGTGTCTTGGCAGCATGGTGTCGTACACCGACATTGACGGTGGTACCGGTCAGGGTGTCGTGCTGAAGATGGTGGCCGACGATCCGACGCGTGAGGGTGGTGTGTCGGGCTGGTTGTTGGAGGTTCAGCCGGACGGTGGAACCGGCACGGTGATGGTCATGCCGTCGGAAGCGGTGTTGATCGGGGAAGATGTTGCTGTTGTTCCTATGGAGGTTTCGGTGAAGAAGCGAACGGTTGCTCGAGGTCGAGGTACGGCGACGTTCCCTCGAGGGGCACCTATCCGTGGTGAGGGTGGACGCTTTGGTGGGTCCGAGCCGGGTGAAGTTTCGGACGACGCCGGCGGTGGAGAGTCCGGCGGCGGCGGTGATTCCGGTGGTGGTGACAACCCGTTTACCGGTGGTGACCGGATGGCCGACGTTCTTCCGGCTAGTGGTGACCAGTTCGTGGATGAAATTGAAGCCGCTGCGGTAGCGGAAGTCATTGCGGCTGGTGGTGACATCTTCAACGCTGCTGGCGGCGACGCCGACATGACTTCCGAAGATCGTGAATCAATCATTCGGACGAACGACGAGGTTGAGGCAGCCATGCAGCCAGCACCGGCTGGTGTTGAGATTTACACAACGGCGTTCGTGACGGATAGATACACCCTTGACCCTGAAACCGGTTCAGTAACGCGAGATTCGAGGGGAACTACTGTGGATGCCCTCCAGTCCGCCGGTTCCAGCGTCGAAGGTGCGCCGCAGTTCACGGTCGGTAGTGGTGACCCTGCTTCGGCCCTAAAGTTTGCTGGCGAAGGAACATACGTCTATGGCCGACCCGACGGCAGTCTCGGTCGGATGGAAGGTCAGCGTGTTCCGATCAAGGTGACGGTCCCTGAGGGGCACCCGATGGTCAACGCTGGGCGAGACAACGATGTGAACCCCGACAGCGACACGAATGTTGTTCTAAGCCGTGATACGTCTCTGACCGTCACCGGCTTTGGTGTGGACGCCGAGACTGGTGCGGCAATGTTTACGGCAGAAGCCACGTTGAGGCCGAGCAGGGCGTAGGAGAACTAATGGCTGAAATGAACCCCACCCCGTTGACAGATGACTTCGCCGACCCGGTTTCTATCGGTGCGGGCACCATCTCGCTGGGCGACACCGTGACGTACACCGACCTCAACGCTGGAACCGGCGAGGGGCTTGTGGTGAGCATCGTTCCCGACGACCCGACTCGTGAAGGTGCTGTGGCGAACGGTTGGTTGTTGGAGGTGCTGCCAACCGGTGCCGAAACGTCGGTGATGGTTGTTCCGACCGATGCCGTGTTGGTTGTTGCCGATGAGGGCAACATGGATGTACCCGATTCGCCTATGGACGGCGACGCCGAAATGACGACACGTTCTGTTGCCGGTTTGGCCGAGCTCGAGCGGGCTGCGGCGTTGGCGGACAAGGTGCGTGACGTTCTTGGTTTGTTGGGGGTTGACACGTTTGGGCGTGGCGCTCCGATTCGGGCTGAGGGTGGCCGGTTTGGTGGTTCGGAACCGGGCGATGGTGAGTCTGGCGAGTCTGGCGGTGGCGGTGACGCTCCGTATGTGGGTTACGACCTTGGGGCGTTGTCGGCTCAGGTGGTGACTTCGGAGCAGCTTGATGCCGTTGCCGCAACTCTTGGCGAGATTGACATTGAGAACCAGTCGGGTGCCGAGCCTGTTGACGGCATCATGGGTGCGTTCCAGCCGGCGAGTGCTTCGTTCGAGGGCGAAATGCTGGTGTCGGGCGAAATGATTTCGCAGCTGACCGGTGTGCCGATTGCTGCCGCGCCGAATGACTACGACTCAATGGCGGCGCAGGATGCGGCTGGTCAGGCTATGGCTGACGGCATCATGTCGGGTGGCCCGATTGAGGCTGGCGGCGTGTTTGAGCTGAGTAACAGCAAGGATTTGAGTGGTTTGTCGGGTGACAACCAGACAGTCATTGCGAATGTGGAAGTTCCGGCTGGGCATCCGGTCGTGAACTTGGGTTCAAGCGTGGCTGGTACGAACATCACCGATGAGTCCGGAAACACCTTGACCAAGTCCATTGACGGTTCGGGTGGTCCTTTGAACACGGGTCGTGGCAGCGTGATGCTGCATCCGAACACGGTGTTCACACCGAAGTCTGCGTCGTACGCTGACGGCGAGCCCGGTGATCGGGCTTATGACCTTGCGGCGATTGAAACTACTTGGGTTGCTTCAATGCCCGAAGGGTTCGGTACCGCCGAGACTTCGACTCGTCGTCGTGTGTCGGCTGCCGGCAAGCGCCGCACCTACAAGTCTCAGCCTCGAGCAAAGGTTGAGACTTTCATCGCCGCCGAGCTGGTGGAAGATTCTTCGCTAAACGGTTTGTCTGACGACGAGCTGATTTCCGAACTGGCCCGCCGTTGGGCCGGTGACCTCGTCAATCGTTTGAATGGAAGCGAGACCGCTGTGAGTGACAACACCACCACCGAGTTCGGTGGAGACCTCGAGATTGAGATCGAGATTGGCAAGGAGGGCGGCGAGGAGGAGTCCAAGGGCGAGTACCCCGAGGGCTGTGACTGCTGCCCGATGTGCGAAGGCGTCATGGAGGTGTCGGTCAACGGCATCAGCGCCATGTGCCCGATGTGTGGAGGCAACGGCTACGTCCCCGTCGAGGACATGATGATGGACGAGCCCATGCTGGACGCTCCCGTCATGGAGCCCATGATGGACATGTTGTACGCCGACGGTGACGGTGAGACCGCCGAGGCCCAGCCGGTGAAGGTTCCCGGTGGCGCAACCTACGACTGGGAAGGTGTCCTGATCGTTGAGGGTGTGGCGTCCGGTGACGGCCGGCAGATTGCCGAGGGTGCGTTGTCGTGGCGTGAGCTGCCCATTCCGCTCATGTTGCAGACCGTGAACGCACCGGGCCATGAGGGTGCGATCATCGCCGGTTCAATCCATGAGATTGTCCGTGAGGGCCAGAACGTGATTGGTCGGGGCTACTTCGATTCGGGTGACGCCGGCACGGAGGCCCGTCGCCTTCTGTCGGAGGGCACGATGCGGGGTGTGTCTGCTGACATTGACTCGGTGACGATGGAGTTTGTCGGCCCCGACGGACAGGCTGTCGGTATGGAGGACTTCTTGTTCTCCGGCGTTGAGGCGATCGAGGTGCTGATCGAGGGACGCATCATGGGTGCGACTCTTACTCCGTTCCCGGCGTTTCAGGAGGCCCACGTCAAGGTCATCACTTCGGACGTTTCGGCGGACGACGCGGTGCTGGTTGCTTCCGGTGCCGAGGTCAACGGCGACGTGTGGCGTGTTCCTTCCCCGTTGGGTGTGTGGTTCCCGGGTGAGGAAAGCCCCGAGGAGGCGCTTGCCGCTCTTGTGGCTTCGGCTGCGACGACGGTGGATGTGCCGGCGAACCCGCCGCAGAGCTGGTTCTTGCCCGGCGACATGGACAAGCCCGAGCCGTTCACCGTCCACGCCGACGGTCGGGTCTACGGTCTTGTTGCCCGTTGGGGTACTTGCCACATCGGGTTCACCGACCGGTGCGTGAACGTTCCGAAGTCTGGTTCTGCGTACAAGCATTTCCGCAACAAGAACGTGTTGACCGCCGAGGGTGAGCTGGTGGCAACCGGTCCGGTGTTCATGGACACCGTGCATCCGGACCTGCGGTTGAAGGCGTCTGACACTCAGGCGTTCTACGCCGACACGGGCTGTGCCGTAGCCGACGTTGCTCTCTACGAGAATGAGCATGGCATCGTTGCGGCCGGCGCTCTCCGTCCCGGTTTGACGCCGGAGCAGGTGCGACGGTTCCGTGGCAGCGACGTGTCGCCCGACTGGCGGCAGATCAAGGGCCGTCTAGAGGTCGTGGGTCTGTTGTCGGTGAACGTGTCCGGCTTCATCGTCGAGGGTCTTGTGGCGTCGGGTGCGACCGTGTCGAACCCCCGTGGCGTGTGGGACTCCACCGAGGGCGAGCTGACGACCCTTGTTGCTGCCGGAATGATTCGTCACGCCGAGACCGAGATGTCGGAGCTGCGTGAGGAGCTGGCGGCGATGCGGTCCGAGATGGCCGACTTCCGTGAGGCGGTTCGTCCGATTCGTGCCCAGCGGGCGTCGGAGCGGTTCGCTTTGTTGGCTCAGGCGTTCGGTGACAAGCATCCGGAGACCGTGGAGCATGGCTGTGGTGGTGCTTGTGGTGGTTCCGACGGGGTGTGCGCCTGCGGTTCGTGACCGTAGGTGCCGCCCGTGACCGGAGGGTCTGATGGGCGGGCTTGCCGACAACTTTGATGAGCTGCGTGAAAACTTTCGTCCTCGGATGAAAGGACCGCCGTGCGCGGTCGGTGAGCTCCGTAAAAAGATGAGTCCGACCGACCGTGAAGCGTTTGAGGTGTTGTTGGACGACACGCGGGTTCATTCGACGGCGATTGCGCGTCGGCTCGAGGAGCTGGCCGAGTCGGAGAAGAACGCGACGTTGGCTACGGCTATGAGAAACACTTCGTATCAAGCGATTCAGCGGCATCGCCGTCAGGGTTGTCGGTGCGACAAGCGTGGTTGACAAAGGGTTGCGTGACGAGTTCGACCAGCTGCGTGCCGTTGAGGACCGGCGTCGGGAGGCGAAGGAAGCCGAACGGTTGGACGCTTTGCATCCGAAAGGGTGGGAGCCGGGTGTCCAGTGGTCGGGCGAGTCGGGGGTTTTGTCTACCGGTCCGGTGACGAAAGCCCCAACGCCGACAGACTGGTTGGACCTTCTAAGTATTTGGGAGCTCGACCCTGAGGTGTACGAGGTCGATCCTGACTATTCGCCGGAGTTCAGGGCGTGGGACGCGAACGTCGGTGAAGGCAACATCCAGCGGTTCTACTACTACAAGGCGCGTATCCGGCTGCGGGCCAAGTGGTACGGGCTGGACACGGACGACTTGTTGCGTGGGTTGGACCGGTGGCGGCGTCCGAAGGGGTGGTCTGCCGCCGAGGCTGTTACCGACCCTGTGTCGGTGTTGGTGCCGGCGTCGGACTGGCAGATCGGCAAGGGTGACGGCGACGGGGTGCGTGGCACGATTGCCCGACTGATGGAGTCGGCGGAACGGTTGGACGACTATCTGCGGGAGCTGCGTCGCGAGAAAGTTCCGGTCGAGGCCGTCTATCTGGTTGGTATGGGTGACCTGATTGAGAACTGTCGGGGTCATTATGCGTCGCAGACGGCGACGGTGGAGCTGAACCGGCGTGAGCAGGTGCGGTTGACGCGTCGGGTGTTCAGGGATTGGGTGTTGTCGTTGGCGAAGCGTACGCCACGGCTTGTTGTCGGTGGGGTTGGTGGGAACCACGGTGAGAACCGTGATGGTGCCGGCAAGCAGTTCATGGGGCCGGGCGACAACGACGACGTTGCTGTGGTGGAGATGGTGGCCGACGTTTTGGACGGTCGTCCAGAACTTGACCATGTGTCGTGGGTGATACCGGAGGACCGGCTCTCACTCGTTCTCAATTGTTCGGGTGTGAATGTTGGTTTCACGCACGGGCAT